GTGGAGGAGCGATTGTATTATCAACTCCTTTTGGTACTGGTAACTGGTTTCATAAAACTTGGGTAGCAGCAGAGGCAGCAGATAATGATTTTTTACCAATTAAATTACCTTGGTATGTTCACCCTGAGCGAGATGAAAATTGGAGAAAACGTCAAGATGAATTATTAGGTGATCCTAGATTAGCATCACAAGAATGTGATTGTGATTTTAGTACATCAGGTGATGTTGTATTTTATCCGGAATGGATAGAATTTTTAAAATCTACAACTATTAAAGATCCAGTAGAACGAAGAGGTGCTGACCAAAATCTATGGATATGGGAACCAGCCGATTATACACGTGAATATATGATAATGGCTGACGTAGCTAGAGGTGATGGTAAAGACTCTTCAGCTTGTCATGTTATTGATATAGCAACTAATACACAAGTTGCTGAATATAGAGGACAATTACCTCCTAAAGAATATGGTTATTTTTTAGTAGGTTTAGCTTCTGAGTATAACAATGCAATGTTAGTAGTTGAAAATGCCTCTGTTGGTTGGGCTACATTAGATGCTATTATTGAAAGAGGTTATCGTAATTTATATCATTCACCAAAATCAGACCAATTAACAGCCGAATCATATTTAAGAGTATTTGAAGGTTCATCTGATATGACTCCTGGTTTTACAATGTCTTTAAGAACAAGACCATTAGTAGTAAATAAATTTAGAGAATATGTTGGTGATCGTTCTGTAACAATACGTTCAAAACGATTATTAGAAGAAATGAAAGTATTTGTTTGGAAAAATGGTAGACCTGAAGCTCAAACTGGTTATAATGATGATTTAGTAATGAGTTTTGGTATAGGAATGTTTTTAAGAGATACATCATTAAAATTTCAACAAATGTCTCATGATATGACTCGCGCTACTCTAGGAAATATGAGTAAAGCTTCGTATATTGGCGGTTATAATACAAACCAAGTAAAAAATCCTTATAGTGTTCAAACAGATCATGGACATGAGGACATTAAATGGTTATTGTAATATTTATAATATATAAAAAACTAAAAAATGGCAGATAAAAGTTTATTCACCCGATTACAACGACTGTTTTCAACAGACGTTATTATTAGAAATCAGGGTGGCAACGAATTAAAAGTTATGGACGTTGATTCAATTCAACGTTCAGGAGATATAGCTACAAATTCTTTAATGGATAGGTATAATCGTTTATACTCCCCAGCATCCACATCTCTTTTAGGTTCACAAATTAATGTTAACTGGCAATACCTTAGAACCATGGTCTATTCAGACTATGATAATATGGATTATGATGCTATTGTAGCTTCTGCTCTTGATATTATTTCTGATGAATCTACTTTAAAAAATGACTTAGGTGAAGTATTACATATTAAATCAAGTGATGAAGATATACAACAAATTCTTTATAACTTATTTTATGATGTATTAAATATTGAATTTAATCTTTGGTCTTGGATTCGCCAAATGTGTAAATATGGTGACTTTTTCTTAAAATTAGAAATCGCTGAAAAATATGGTGTCTATAATGTTATTCCTTATACTGCTTTCCATATTGAAAGACAAGAAAATTATGATAAAGAACACCCAAATGCTGTAAGATTTAGATATTCACCTGAAGGAATTTATGCTGGTGGTTCTGGTTATTATGGTACTCCTACTTTAGGATCATTTAACGACAATCAACCAGGTATTTTCTTTGACAATTATGAAATGGCTCACTTTAGATTGTTAACAGATGTTAACTATTTACCTTATGGTCGTTCATATTTGGAACCAGCTCGTCGTATTTTTAAACAATATATTTTAATGGAAGATGCTATGTTAATTCATAGAATTTCTCGTAGCCCTGACCGTCGTATATTCTATATTAATGTTGGTTCTATCCCTCCAAATGAAGTAGAAAATTTCATGCAGAAAACAATTTCTACAATGAAACGTACTCCATTAATGGATCAACAAACAGGTGAATATAACTTAAAATATAACATGCAAAACTTATTGGAAGATTTTTATATTCCAATTCGTGGAAATGATACTACAACTAAAATTGAAACTACTCCTGGTTTGCAATATGATGGTATTCAAGATGTTACTTATTTACGTGATAAATTATTTGCTGCCCTTAAAGTACCTAAAGCATTTATGGGTTATGAAAAAGATTTAACAGGTAAAGCAACATTAGCAGCAGAAGATATTCGTTTTGCTCGCACAATTGATCGTATACAACGTATTACTTTATCAGAATTATATAAAATTGCATTAGTTCATTTATATTCGCAAGGATACACTGGAGAACAATTAACAAATTTTGAATTAAATTTAACAACTCCATCAATTATCTATGATCAGGAAAAAATTGCATTATTAACTCAAAAGGTAGATTTAGCTCAAAAGATTATGGAAGCTAAATTATTACCTACTGATTGGATTTATGATAATATATTCCATTTTAGTGAAGATGAGTATGATGAATATAGAGATTTAATTGTTGAAGATCAAAAACGAACTTTTAGATATAAACAACTTGAAGAAGAAGGTAATGATCCTAAAATAACTGGTAAATCTTATGGTACGCCACATGATTTAGCATCATTATATGGTAAAGGAAGAATGTATGATCAACCTGAAAATGTTCCTGTAGGATATGGAGATGATTTAGAATTAGGACGTCCTGAAGAAAAATCAACTGATAGAAATACTCAAAATGATAATTTTGGTAAGGATAGATTAGGTGCTAAAGATATGAATAGTAAAGATAATGAAAATGAAAATGGTAGTATTAGAGCTGATTTTAAAGGAGGTTCTCCATTATCATTAGAAGCAAAACAAGTGTATCTTAAAAATAAGACGTTGATTGAAGGATTAGTTAAAAAAGTAACTCCTGAAAAAAATAACTTAGTAGACTCATTATTAGACGAAAGTAAGTTAAAGGAATAAAAATCTTTATATATTTATAACAAAACCTTTGGGAATGAACATTAAACATTCTAAGTATAAAAATACAGGAATCCTATTTGAACTTTTGGTAAGACAAATTACCGCCGATACTTTATCGGGTGAAGATTCAAAAGCAACAAATATATTAAAAAAATATTTTGTAAAAACTGAATTAGGTAGAGAATATAAACTTTACGAAACTTTAACAAAACATAAAAATTTAACAGAAGGCAAAGCAGAAATTGTAATTAATTCAGTTATTGAATCTTCTAAAAATTTAAATAGAGGAGCACTAAAAAGACAAAAATATAATTTAATCCAGGAAATCTCTAAGTATTATAATTTAGAGGAATTTTTTAAGACTAAATTACCTAATTATAAAGTACATGCTGCTTTATATACGTTAGTAGAAATATATAATAGTGAAAATTTATCTAATCCTGATCAATTAATTAGTAATAAAATTGCTATTTTAGAAAGTTTAACAACTAAACAAGTTAATAAACAAAAGGTTGAAGATGATTTATTAACTGAATTCCAATCATACGATAAAGATTTACGTATTTTAACGTATAGAGTAATGTTAGAAAAATTCAATGGTAAATATGCTACATTGAATGATAATCAAAAATTAGTATTAAAAGAATTTATCAATTCAGTTGATTCAACACCAAAATTAAGAGACTTTTATAATACTAAAGTTATAGAAATTAGAGAAGAATTAGATAATTTATCTAAAAAAGTTACAAATAAAGTAGTACAAATTAAATTAAATGAAGTTACTAATTTATTATCTCCATTAGGTAAAACATCTAATGTTGGTAATGATGATTTAGTAAATTTATTACAATATTACGAACTTTTAGAAGAACTTGTAAAAGCTAATGGCTAATTTTAAATATAAATTAAAAGAAGAAAGTCAAATTCTTAAACCAAAGGATGTTGATCCTGCTTTAATTCAACGACTTGAAAAGCAGTATGGACCCGTTGACATTAAAAATGACTTTTTTTCTAAAAATTTAGATACTTATTTTAAAACTTCTTCAATTGATAAAGAAACAGGTTCTGTTGGCCATACAGTAATTAAATTATCAAGTTTTGCTGATTCTTTAGAAAAATTATACACAGCATCTGAATCTTTGTCTGATTTAGTAAGATCACCTGGTGGAAAAATGGATGCTATAGTAGTTAAAATGTATGATGATGTAAAAACATTATTTAACCGTTACAGAACACATCTACGTAAATACTACCCAGATCAATACGCAGCTATTAAAGATAAATTGAATGAAATGTCTACAATAGCTTCTAATTCAGGATTTACTTCAGGAGGTCAAGGTGAAAACCATAATGGTCCTTCACCAAGAAAATCAACTTATGGAGCTTATACACAAGCAGGATGGAAAAAAGTAAATGAAGGCCCTGGAGCAACTATGGGCCCTGGAGAACCAGCAGGTCCAGAAGGTGTAATAAAAAATAAATACGTAACTGATTTTAAATATAAATTAGTTAATCAAAAAGCTTTAAATAAAAAAGCTAAAGGTATTATAGTAAAACAACTTTGGGAAGCTGAAGACGTTGAACAATTTCTTGATGATATGCAAATTAATGATCCTGATAGGAGAAAATTTGTAAAAGAAAGAATTATGGCTTTTGACGCTATAGAAGATAAATTAAATCAATTAGTTCCAATGTTGCAACAAGCAAAAAATAAAACAATTGATTATTACAGAAATAAACCTGAATCATATGCTGTAGTTTATGGTACTGATTTAGCACAAGAATATTTAGACGATTTAATAAACTTATTTAACGAACAACAATAATATGGCAAATATACCCGTAAATTTCAATGGAGTAATTTTAACAGCAGGACAATCAGCTACTGGTTCCTTTGCTGGTATACAAAGTTTAGGAACAGGATCAGCAACCGCAATTTCAGGTTCAGTTATTTCTGCATTTAAATACGGAACTGGTCTTAGCAATAATGGAAACATTATTGAAGCAACAGGTCCTTCATTTACTATTCCAGCAGGACTTACAGTTCCTTTATTTATAACTTCTTGTAGTTTAGCTGCAAACAGTGCACCAGTAATTTTATACACCTAATATTTATAACAAAATGGAAAAGACATTACAACAACAATACAACCTTATTAAAGAGGGTAAAGGTGATAAACAACACTTTTTAAAACAAGCTAGATACTTGTTTCCTGAATATATTACTTCTTTAAATGATTTTAATACTACTGTTCATATTTTGAAAAGTAAAAGTATTCTTAATGAAAATGCAGGAGGCGTAATAACTACTGGTCGTAAAGATTGGTGGGCTATATTTGATTCTAATTTAAAAGAAGCAGTAGGTGTAAAAAATACTAAAGAATATGGTGATCAAAATACTTTTGAAAAAATTGATAAAGACGTTCAAAAAGTATTAGATAATGCTAATTATGATAATAAAGATCCTAAAAACATTGATAACCTTTATGGTCAATCTTTTTTATTAGGTTATTTAACTGAAATGTGGGATGAAAAGAATGAAGGTAAAACTGTAGGTGAATTAAAAGCTATTGTTGCTAAAAACATGGCTAAAGATATTAACTACTATCATACAAATGCTTCATTTGGTGTTAAAGGTATTGGTTATACTAAAGATTCTGTTGGTATGGGTGAACCCGTAGCACCAAAAGGTAAATATAAATCATCAGGATATGGTGATATAAAATTAAAAGAATCTATCGAAAGAAGATCTTTATTAGAATTAATGGAAGAAGAAGGTTTAGATGAAGAAGAAACAATTGATGAAGGAGCTTTAGATGATCAAATCGCTGCTGCTGAAAAGCTTGTAGCTCAAAAGAAAAAAGAATCAGCAGATGCTGAAAAGAAAGCAGCTGATCTTAAAGCTAAAGAAGCATCAGCAGAAGCCGCAGGATAATATGAAACAAGTATTAATTGAAACCATACCATTTAGTGTATCACGTACACAATTACATGAAGGTTTAAAAGCACCCTCTGGTAATCCTATTGTTGAAGGTATTTTAGCAACTGCTGAAGTAAAAAATGGTAATGGTCGTTATTATCCTAAAGAGTTATGGGAAAGAGAAATTGACAAATATAATGAGACAATTAAAGAAAACAGAGCAACAGGTGAATTAGATCATCCTGATTCTTCTATTATTTCTTTAAAAAACGTATCTCATATTATTAGACAATGCTGGTGGGATGGTGATAAAGTAATGGGTAAAATAGAAATTTTACCTACAGTATCAGGTAATATTTTAAAGGCACTTATTGATAATAATGTAACTGTAGGTGTTTCATCTCGTGGAATGGGTTCATTAAAAGAAATTAATGAAGGTACTTTAGAAGTACAAGACGATTTTGAATTATTATGTTGGGACTTTGTATCAACACCTTCCAATCCAGGTTCATATATGCAATTAGTTAGAGAAGGTAAAGAAAATTTACCAGAAAATAAATTTGCTAAGGTTAATTCTTTATTAACTGAAATTTTATGCGCAAACGGTTCTTGTCCTATATTTTAAAAAACAAATAATTATAATTAAAAATGAAAGACATATTTAAATTAGTAGATCAAAAATTACAAGCATTAAGAGAAGCCGAAGAACAACCAAAAAAAGATAGTAAAGAGGCTACGAGTGTAAAATTTGATGTTCAAACTTCTTTTCCTAAAGATGAAGCTACTGCTAAAGCAGCAGTTGCACAATTACAATCTGGTGATCCTAATGCTTCTATATTTAAAGCTATGGAAAAGACAGAAAAAAATAAAGAAACAGGTGAAGAAAAAATAGTTAAAGTTGATCCAGCTAAAGCTAAAGAATGGGTAGAAAAAATAGGACCAGATGTAATAATTCAACGTATACAAACCGTTGCTGATAAGATTCCAAAATCAGGTTTATCTAAAAAAGATATGCCTTTTTTACCTGGCCCACCGGATGCTAAAGGTGATCCTAAAGATGTAGAAGATGCTTTAACACCAGGAGGAAAATATAATGTAGACTTTAAAGAAGCAGTAGAATTACCAGCACCTAATGAATTTAAAGATCTTAATACTGATCCAAAATCTAAAGATTTTATGACTAGTGGAAATAAAGATGGAAAACCAGAAGATGATAACGCTACTGTAAAAGTACCTGCTGAGGTTCCTGCTAGCAGTGCTATTCCTACACAAACTAATATTTTGTTAGGAAAATCTTTAGCAATGGCTATTGGTGGAGTAAAAGGAGGTCCTTTAGATGCATGGATTTCTACTAATGGTGAAATTTTAGATGGCCACCATAGATGGGCAGCTACTATGTTAAATGATCCTTCAGCAACATTAGGAGCAGCAGGTGCTATTGATATGGATGCTATGGGTGGTAGAGATAAAGCACTTAAATATTTAACAGGTATTGGTAATGCTTTAGGTAATCCAACTAAATTAAAAGAAAATATACAAGAAATAAAACGCTGGCAAAAATTAGCTGGTATTATTAAATAATCGTACCCCTCCATAGATAGCATCTTTGGACCGACCCTCCCCTAAAAAGGAGGGTTTCTTATTTTCGCGACTTTAAAGAATCTTCATATACGTATATGAGAATATGCAGCGTTCTATGCTGCATCGAATTAAAATATTCTATTACGCTTCGACCCTCGTCAGTCAACAATAAGCGTACTTCCAACAAAAATTATTTGAGGACAAACAACAAAATGGTAAACAGAGACTTATTAAAAGAAGCCATTGCCGATGCCAAAGCTGTTAAGGAAACAGCCATCGCTAATGCAAAAGCCGCTCTTGAAGAATCTTTTGGACCTTATTTGAAAGAAAAGTTAGCTGCAAAGTTAGCAGAAATGGATAATATGGACGAAGAGGAAACAATGGAAGAAGGCAAAATGAAAGAAAAGGAAATGAAGGAAAATTACGACATGGAAGAATCTTTAGCAGATATGAGCACAGATGAGTTCTTATCTTTCTGCAAGAAAAATCCAGACTACCCAGGATGCCCTGGTGGAATGTCTGAAGAAAAAGAAAAAGACATGAACGAAATGGACCTTGATGAACTTTTAAAAGAACTAGAATCTATGGATGAAGATGAAATCATGGAAGACGAAATGATGGAAGACGAAATGATGGAAGATGAAACTATGGAAGAAGGTAAAACTACTAAAAAGAAAGCAATGAATGAAGAAGAAGATTTATTAAACGATCCTAAAGGTCCTACAGCTCATGGTAACGTAGCTGAAGAAGAAAAGGATGAAGAAATTAAAGCTTCTGAAGACGAAGAAATCGACATCGAAAACATGGATGAAGATGATTTGAAATCATTTATTGAATCAGTAATTGCTGATATGGTAGCCGCTGGGGAACTAGAAGGTAACATTGAAGCTAAAGACGAAAAAGGTGATGAAGGTGATGAAGAAGTAAAAGACGAAACTGAAGTTAAAGAAGTTAAATCAGGTAATCCTTATGATACTGAAGATGCTATTGAGTATGGTAAGTATTTGGATAGTCTTGAAGAAGTTAAAAAAGCAAAGAAAGAAAAGGAGAAAATGAAGAAAGAGTTAGACGAAGCTTATTCTGCATTAGCAACTATTAAATCTGAGTTAAACGAAGTAAACTTATTTAACGCTAAATTACTTTACACAAACAAAATCTTCAAAGCTAAAAATTTGACTGAAAGTCAAAAAGTAAAGGTATTGGCCGCTTTCGACAAAGCTGCTAGCGTAAAAGAAGCTAAATTAGTATTTGAAACTTTATCTGAAGGATTCAAAGAAAAGAAATCACCTGTTAACGAATCATTGTTAAGAGGTAGTGCTTCTAAAGTAGCGGGTGTTGCTGAAAAGAAACCAATTCTTGAAGTAAACAACCAATTCTCCCGTTGGCAGATATTGGCCGGTATTAAAAAATAACAAAAACAAACAAACAAAACAAAAAACAAAAATTTAAAAAAATGTCAAACGTACAACAATTATTAGAAAGCGCAGCTGGCTCTTGGAAGAGTTTTCAAAGCGATGCTGCTAAATTGGCCAACAAATGGACCAAAACTGGATTGTTAGAAGGTTTGGTGGAGGTTGATAAAAACAATATGTCAGTATTGTTGGAAAACCAAGCTAAACAATTGGTAACTGAATCAAACCAAATCGCTTCTAACTCATTCTACACTTCAGGTGGACAAGGTGAAAACTGGGCAGGTATTGCTTTGCCTTTAGTTCGTAAAGTATTCGGAACTATCGTAGCTAAAGAATTCGTTTCAGTTCAACCTATGAACATGCCTTCAGGACTTGTGTTCTTCTTAGATTTCCAATATGGTAATGAGAAGACTCCTTTCGTTGCTGGTACTTCTTTGTATGGTAACCGTAACACGGCTTCTCAATTCCCATTCTCTACAGTTGATGCAACTGGTGGTTTATATGGTGGTCCTGAAGGTCGTTTTACTTACTCAACTAACACCTTCTCAGCTTCTTTCCAAGTATCTGCTTCTTTACAAAACACATTAACTAGAACTGCTGCTGGAACTGGTTCATTCGTATCTGCTTCATGGTTTGATTGTGATTTCGATTCTGATTATTCTGCTTCTGTAGCTGCTGGTCAAATGTACAAAATGACCATCACTGCTTCTAACAGTACCTTACCTAGCTTCGACCAAGACGCCGTTCGTGGTTTCGTAGCCGCTTCAGGTTCAAACTTCACAGCTCTTACTTTAGTACCTGCTTTCACAGACTACAACTACTCTGCTAATACTATTAGCTTCGTATTTACTGGTTCAGCTAACTTTACTACTATTCCTCAGTCTGGATCTATCTTCGTTGTTACTTATGAAAAAGCAACTTCTCAAGATGGTTTAAACGTAACTTCTGGTGATAACGTAACTAGCGGTAACTACTCAGGTCGTGGTGATTTTGAAGCTTCTGGTTCGTTCTCATTACCTTCAAGTGCTTCTGCAACTCAAATCGTTATCCCTGAGATCAACGTTAGAATGCAATCACAACCTATTACTGCTAAAACCAAGAAATTGAAGGCAGTATGGACTCCTGAATTCGCTCAAGATTTAGCTGCTTACCAAAACATCGATGCTGAAGCTGAATTGACTAACATCATGTCTGAGTACATTTCAATGGAAATTGATCTTGAAATTTTGGATATGTTGATCGAAGATGCTTCTGCTGCTACTGAGTACTGGTCAGCTGTAAACAACACAGTTTACAACCCAGCTTCTCAAGCTTTTGCTGCTGCTGCAACTACTCAAGCTTTCTACAACACTCAAGGTCAGTGGTTCCAAACTTTAGGTACTAAAATCCAAAAAGTATCTAACAAGATCCACCAGTTGACTTTACGTGGAGGTGCTAATTTCTTAGTTACTTCTCCTACTATTGCAACTATCCTTGAATCAATTCCTGGTTTCGCTTCTACTAACAATGGTGAAGCTGATCAAATGGAATATGCATTCGGTGTACAAAAAGTAGGTTCAGTAAACGGTCGTTACAAAGTTTACAAAAACCCTTACATGACCGAAAACTTGATCTTAATGGGTTACAGAGGTTCTCAGTTCTTGGAAACAGGTGCTGTGTTCGCTCCTTACATTCCGTTGATCATGACTCCTTTAGTGTACGATCCTGATACCTTCACTCCACGTAAAGGTTTATTGACCCGTTACGCTAAGAAGATGTTACGTCCTGAATTCTATGGTAAGATCTACGTTAGTGGATTAAACACTATCTAATTCTAGTTAAGGAATAACAATTTCAATAAAGAAGCCCCGAGAAATCGGGGCTTTTTTTAACTAGTATAGGCTTATATAATATGTATACGTAAACGTTATAAAATTAAGTTACTTATGAAACAAACCCCAAGCCAGTTACCTGTTCAAAGTTATGTAATGAATTTCCCTTTTACTTTGTCTACAGAAGATCCAAACAATATTTGGATGCAAGAATTAACCGATGAAGAATTAGCAATTAATAAACCTAAGGCATACAAACAATTTATGGATTTGTATAATTTTGTTGCTGGTGGCGCTTTAGTTAATTTATTACCTTCAGAAGGCAATTTCCAAGATCAAGTATATGTAGCTAATTTAGGTATTTATTTACCTCATATTAAAAATGAAAATCATATTATTTTATCTAACTTTACTTCTGATCCTCGTAAAGGTGAAGAAAAAGTAGGAGAAAAATATTTTAACCAAATGGGTTATAAAACAGCAATTTCTCCATACAAGTGGGAAGGTGAAGCTGATTTAAAATATCTTTATGGTAACAAATATATTGGTGGTTATGGTATTCGTTCAAACATCAAATCATATGAGTGGATGGAAGAACAATACAATATGGACATCATTAAAGTAGCTATGGTTGATGAATATTTGTATCATTTAGATTGTTCTATTTTTGCTTTAAATAATGATCAAACATTGGTTTGTACTGAATTGTTTGATCCTGAAGAAATAGCTGAAATGGAAAAACATACTGAAATTATTGATGTTCATGTTGATGATGCTTTATGTGGAATAACAAATTCAGTAAGAATGGGTAACATGATTATGTGTGCTTCAAACATTGCTGAATTAAAAAAATCACATGAATATTATGAAGGTGAAAAACATAAAATTGAAACACTAGAAAAGATTTGTGGTGATGCTGGTATGGAACCAGTTATCTTTAACTTATCAGAATATATGAAATCAGGTGCTATGTTGTCTTGTATGATGATGCACTTAAACAGAGTTGACCACAATAAAACCTTATTATAATAATGGCACAAACATTACAAGAGTGGTTAAGTACTGAGGTTAAACAACTACAAAAAATGCCTGTAGGCGAATTATCTAATGTATTTTTCTTTAGAGATCCAATTCGTCCTAATTATATTGATCATGAGCATTTTTATTCACCTGCTGATGGAACTATTTTATACCAAAAATTTATTAAGGATCCTACTGAACCTATAGTTGAAATTAAAGGCATAAATTATACTCTTCAAGATGTTATGGGTGATGATGAATATAATAAACCTTCATTGGTTATCGGTATATTTATGTCGTTTTACGATGTTCACATCAATCGTATACCTTATGGAGGTCTGCTGTCATATAAACCGTTAGACGCGATTCAATCGACAAATAAACCAATGTTAGCGGTTGAAAAAGATATATTAAATAAAAAAATTAACCCCGCAAACATGGAATACTTAAAGTATAACGAACGTATGTGGAATAAGATTTATTCACCATCTTTAGATTATACTTATTACTTAATTCAAATTGCAGACGAGGATGTAAACGTTATTGCTCCATTTACTATGGATCAAAACGATGTTTTTGCTCAAAACGAAAGATTTTCTTTAATTAGATGGGGTTCACAAGTTGATTTGGTGTTACCACTAGATGATAGATATGATTTCGAGTTATGTTTAGATGATGCTATGCATGTTAATGCTGGCTTAGACCAACTTGTAAAAATTAATTTTAATGAATACTCAACCAACTCATGAAGACGAGATCTTCAAAGAAAAGCGCAAGCCAAAAAATCCGATTACATTTAAATTACAATTAAACGAGGAACAAAAACAAGCTAAAGCTAAAATACTAGAAAGTACTATTACTTTACTAGCAGGAGCAGCAGGTTCAGGTAAAACATTACTTGCTTGTCAAATTGGTTTGGAACGTTTATTTATGAGAGAGGTTGAAAAGGTAATTATTACTCGACC